TGCTTCATATATGAAGAATAATATGGATAAAGAAGAAACAGTAGATGAAAAAGAAAAATCTGAAGCTGTGGAAAATCGTCTAAAGTCTATTGATGTATCTGAGCACGTTGAAGCATTAATGAGTGGTGAGGGTGACCTTTCCGAAGAATTTAAACGTAAAGCTGCAACAGTATTTGAAGCTGCCGTTAAATCAAAAGTTCGTTCTGAAGTTGAAAGAATGGAAGACGAATATAAATCTGAACTGGAAGAAAATATAAATGCAACAAAGGAAGGATTAACTGAAAAGGTTGATACTTACTTAAACTACGTTGTTGAAGAATGGATGAAAGAGAACGAGTTGGCTATCGAAAGAGGCTTGAAAGGCGAAATCGCTGAAGACTTTATCTCTGGTTTAAAACAATTGTTTGAAGACCACTACGTTGATGTTCCAGATGAAAAATATGATGTGCTAGAAGCACAATCTGAAAAAATTTCAGAACTAGAAGGTAGAATTAACGAAATGATGGAAGAGCAAATCCAGTCCAAGTCTGTTAATGCTACACTAGTGAAGGAACAAGTCTTGTCAGCACTTTCTTCTGACTTGGCTGAAACAGAAATTGAAAAGTTTAAGTCATTAATTGAAGATGTTGATTTTTCTTCTGAAGAATCATATCATCAAAAACTTAGTACTCTAAAGGAAAGTTATTTCCCTAAGACTTCACAAGTTTTGACTGAAACGCTAGATGATGTAGAAACTGGTATCGCACAGGACATTGACACTTCCGACTCAATGGCTGCATATATGTCCGCTATTGGTCGAACAGTTAATAGTGCAAAATAAACAATTTATAAATAGTAGAAATTAAAAAGGAGAAACAAATGTTTCAAACAGAACATCTACAAGAAAAGTGGTCGCCAGTCCTTCAACACCCTGATTTACCAGAAATCAAGGATAGTTACTGGCGTGCCGTTACTACAATTATCTTAGAAAACCAAGAAAAGGCTCTAAGAGAAGACAGAAACTTCTTAGGTGAAGCTGCTTCAACAAATGCAACTGGTGGTTCAGTCGATAATTGGGATCCAATTTTGATCTCATTAGTAAGACGTTCAATGCCTAATCTTATCGCATATGATATCTGTGGTGTTCAACCAATGACTGGCCCTACAGGACTTATCTTTGCAATGAGAGCAAGAGGTCTATCACAAGCTGGTGCTGAAGCACTTGCAGACGAACCTTCAATGTTATCAAACCAAGACGCTGGTTCTGATACTGGTGGTGGTGACATCTCTGGAACTAATCCTTCTGTATTGAATGACAGTCCTGCTGGTACTTATACTACTGCAACTGGTATGACAATTGCACAAGGTGAAGCATTAGGTGATACTACAACTAACGCTTTCGCTGAGATGGCTTTCAGTATTGAGAAACATACTGTTACTGCTGTAACAAGAGCTCTAAAAGCAGAATATACTATGGAACTTGCTCAAGATTTAAAAGCAATTCATGGTTTAGATGCTGAAACAGAACTTGCAAACATACTATCTGCTGAAATTCTTGCAGAAATAAACAGAGAAGTTGTAAGAAACATTTATGTTTCTGCTGTAAAAGGCGCTCAAGTAAATACAACTACTGCTGGTATATTTGACTTAGATACAGACTCAAATGGTCGTTGGTCAGTTGAGAAATTCAAAGGTCTAATGTTTGCGATTGAGAGAGACGCTAACGCTATTGGTCAACAGACTCGTAGAGGAAAAGGTAATATGATACTATGTTCTGCTGATGTTGCTTCTGCACTTCAAATGGCTGGTGTTCTAGATTACACTCCTGCTCTAAACAACAACTTGAATGTTGATGATACAACAACAACATTTGCTGGTGTTATGAATGGTAGATATAAAGTATATGTAGACCCATATGCTGCAAACGTATCTGCATCACAATACTATGTTGTAGGATATAAGGGAAGTTCTCCTTATGACGCTGGTATGTTCTATTGCCCATACGTTCCATTGCAAATGGTTCGTGCTGTTGGTGAGAATACATTTCAACCAAAAATTGGTTTCAAAACTAGATATGGTATTGCTGCAAACCCATTCCACACAGGAACAAAGGCTGCCGGTGCTGATGGTGCGATTTCAATTACTAGTGCAACTAACAAGTATTACAGAAAAGTTAAAGTTTCTAATCTTATGTAATATCGGTTTTAACCAACCTAAAACAGAGAGGGGATTTATTCCCCTCTTTTTTTTGTTATAAATAGTAGTATGACAACATTAACATCTCCATTATCAAGACAACCAACTGTATTAGATTATAGTAGTCCAACGCAGTTTAAATTTGGTATAAATCAACTACCAAAGGTTGAGTTCTTTACTACAGCTGCAAACTTACCTGGCATAAGTTTAGGTGAGTTAATTATACCTACACCATATACAGATATTCCTTTAATTGGAGATAAGATAACATACGAAAATCTTTCAATATCTTTTATAGTAGATGAACAACTAGAAAATTATATTTCCATACATAATTGGTTGTTAGGTATTGGTTTTCCAAAGAATAGAACGCAGTTTACAGATTTTCGTTCAACTGGTTCTAATACTCCTACTGCTGGAGCTGGTGGAAATACTGATATTGGTAAAGTGGGTAAAGCTACTGCTGATAGGTCTTTCTATTCAGATGCAACTTTAACAATTTTGTCTAACAAAAATAATCCTATAGTAGAAGTAAGATATTCAGATTTATTTCCAGTATCTTTGAGTGGATTAGATTATAACCAACAAGCAACAGACGTAGAATACCAGACAGCAACGATTGATTTTCGTTACAAATTATATGAAATAGTGACTTTATAAGTGAGATAATATGACCCTTGACGAATTGAAACTACAAGTCCAAAGAGACTTGAAAGTAGATAATGAACACCTAGATACCGAATCATTAAAAAACCAAGAAATTAAAGCAAACTACCTAGACTACAAATCTAGATACGAACTTCTTTTGTATAAAGCAAAAGGAGATTACAAACGTATGTATCGTGAAAAGTGGGAATACTATGGTGGTAAAGCTGATGCAAAGATTTATGCAACAAAACCTTTTGACCTCAAAGTCCTCAAGACAGACTTAGCAGTCTATATTTCCTCTGATGAAGAAATTATTAATGCAGAGAACAAAGTAGGATATTTAGAAACAGTAATAGACTATATCAAAGGAGTTATCAAGTCAGTTGATAATCGTGGTTGGGATATTAAGAACGCTATTGAGTGGAGAAAGTTTGAAGCAGGAGTGACGTACTGATGATATATGATATATATGACAACGTATTAGATAATGATACAGCATCATTCATTGATATAGAAATGAAGAATATGACATGGAAGTATGATTATAATTCTAAAAAGGGTGAAGTTAATAAACATTGGCATACATTTTGTGGAAATGACGTAATAAACGAACCTTATACTTTTATCAATCATATATGGGATATTGCTAAAAATAAATATGATTTTGCAAATAAATATAAAGTTACACAATTTAAAAGAGTATATTGTAATGCACACACTCATGGAATAGAACCACATTTACACACAGATGATGGTGACTTTACAATGATATATTATCCTATACTTGATTGGGAGCCAGAGTGGTTAGGTGGAACTGCTCTTTGGAATGAACAAAAAACAGAAATAGAAAAATATGTAAATTATATTGGTAATCGTTTATTTGTTTTTGATGCAAGCTTGCCCCATCAAGCTATGGCAGTTTCAAGACAATGTTATAGGTTAAGAACTTGTATAGTTTTTAAAACATATAGAAGTGATGCAAATGCTCAAAGATTAGATTTTTATAAGGATTAATGATGAAAAAGGTAAATGATTATATTAAATTATATACAGATGTGGTAGACCCAGAGTTATGTAATGATATGATAAATTACGAATTTGATTATGAAAAGTCAGCTTATTCTACACACGATAGTGGTAAGGTTGTAAAACTTGAAAGAGTTGTAAGTGTTGATTGTTGGATAAAAGAAAGATATAAATTTTATGCACGACTCAAAAAAACTTATGAAAAATCACATGAGATATATAAAGAAGACTTTCCAAACTTTACTGTACAGCATCATACAGATTTTCGTATTAGTAAATATAGTGAGGGTTGTTTTATGTCTAATCATGTTGACTTAATTCATCATAGTCATGGACAAAAATATGGATATCCACAAGTTACAGTATTGTTATTTCTAAATGATGATTATGAGGGTGGAGAGATAAAAATTGCAGACAACCTTTATAAAACCCCAGCTGGTTCTGCAATTATATTCCCTTCAAACTTTATGTATCCACACGAAGTTTTGCAAGTTAAAAAAGGAACTAGATATAGTGTTACTTGTTGGTTGATGTAATGAAAATTTCAAAGATAAATGAGGTTTACTTAGAGTTAGAAGTAGACGAAGACGTTTCTAGAGAACTATCTGATTACTTTACGTTTGAAGTACCAGGCGCTAAGTTTATGCCACAGTTCAGAAATCGTATGTGGGATGGAAAGATAAGATTATTTTCTCCACATAATGGAAGAATATATGTTGGACTATTACCATATATAAAAGAGTATTGTACAAAAAAGTCAATAGAATATACACTAGAAAAAGGAGTAGAAAATGACAGGAATGTTATTCGTGAGAATGTTAGAGAGTTCGCAGAATCGTTACGACCAACATCTAGGGGGAAGTCCATTGAATTTCGTGACTACCAAATTGATGCCATACATCACGCTATACAATCAAATCGGTGTCTTCTTTTATCTCCTACTGCTTCAGGCAAGTCACTCATAATATACACACTTATTCGTTACTACAATATGATGGGTTTAAAAACTTTGATACTTGTACCAACCACATCACTAGTTGAACAGATGTATGCTGATTTTATTGATTATGGTTGGAAAGATGAATACATTCACAGAGTGTATGCTGGTTTAGACAAAGGTTCTAAGAAACCTGTGGTTATATCAACATGGCAATCTATTTACAAATTACACAGACCTTACTTTGCACAATATGGTTGCATCATAGGAGATGAAGCTCATCTATTCAAAGCAAAATCTCTAACAGATATTATGGCGAAGTCAGGAGAGGTGAAATATAGGTTCGGTTTAACAGGAACTTTAGACGGAACTCAAACACATAGACTAGTACTTGAGGGTCTATTCGGTCAAGTTAAGAAGATAATTACAACGAAGGAGTTAATCGACAGGGGAACTCTTGCACAGTTAGATATAGATTGTATTGTATTGAAACACACAGAGGAAGAAGCTCAAAGAGTTCGGTATTATACATATGCAGAAGAAATAAATTATCTTGTATCACACCCAAAGAGAAATAAGTTCATTGAAAAATTGTGTAAGAGTATTACAGGAAACACCTTATTACTATTTCAGTTAGTTGAAAAGCATGGAAGTTTATTATATAATGAATTAAAAAAACTTGACAGGAAAGTTTTCTTTGTGTATGGTGGAACAACTACAGATACGAGGGAAAAGATTCGTGCAATTACTGAACTTGAAAAAGATGCAATCATTGTGGCCTCATATGGTACTTTTTCTACAGGTATTAATATTAGGAATATTCACAATATCGTGTTCGCAAGTCCATCAAAAAGTAGAGTACGAGTGCTACAATCTATTGGTAGAGGGTTACGACAGACAGATGACAAGTCTAGAGTTAAACTCTTTGATGTGTCAGATAACGTATCCTATAAATCTAGACCAAATTTTACATATAGACACTTTACACAACGACTAAATATATACAAGGAAGAAAAGTTTAATTACGATATTAATAGGATTAATTTATGAATCAATATGTTGTTAAATTATCAAATGGAGAAGATATAGTCTGTGAAGTAAATGAAGATTTAGGTTCACAACTAAAAATAAGTTCTCCTTTGAAAATGGATACTGTAGCCAGAACAACTAATAAAGGTGTTGTTGAATCTCTTTCTTTATGCAGATGGGTACAACCTTATTCAGATGAACAATATTTTAATATAGAAAAAATGTCTATAGTAGTAATGACGCCTGCGAGTGTTGGACTATGTAAATATTATGATTACGTTTTGCAAAATATAAATAAAGTGGTTAGAAACAAAACTCCGACAGTCAAAGAGTTAAAAAAGATTGAAGAAGAAGAAATGGACATAGAAGAAGATTTAGTATCTGATGAAGACTTAGAAGCTATACTAGATAACTTTAACACTAAGTCAACAATACATTAAGTATTATTCTGATGAGTCACAATAGTGATTATACACCATTATAGAATAATGTCAACCCCAAATCAAAATAAATAAAATTAAATTCCACCTTGACAAAAGTACCAAATAATACTATAATAAGTACATAGATTAAAAAAGGAATTACTAATGGCAAAAACTAAGATAAAGGGCGCCCACTATGTGGACAACAAGAAGTTTCATGAAGCCATGGTGGCTTGGAAAGAAAAATGTAAAGATGCAGAAGAAGCTGGAGATGATCTTCCACGAATTACTGACTACATCGGCTCATGTTTTCTGAAGATTGCAAATGGTCTTTCGTACAGACCAAACTTCATAAACTATACTTATAAACAAGAAATGATTTCAGATGGTATTGAGAACTGTTTACAATACATTAAAAACTTCAACCCAGAGAAATCCAAGAATCCGTTTGCATATTTTACACAAATAATATACTATGCATTTATTCGTAGAATACAAAAAGAAAAGAAACAAACTCATGTCAAACATAGAATGATTGAGAAACAAGAATTTGTTCCTTATGTAACTATGGAAGGCGACAATACAAATTATTCAGTAGGAGGATTTGATGTTAATATTATGGTGCCTGAAGAAGCTGTATACAAACCTAAGAAAAAAGAAACTGAAAAGACCTCTAAGGGCTTAGAAAACTTTATGGAATAAACTATTGAAAATTGCGATAATTACTGATACTCATTTCGGTGCAAGAAATGATAATATGAACTTCAACGAATACTTCTTCAGATTTTACGAAGAACAATTCTTTCCTTATCTAAAAGAACACAATATAAAACATTGTATTCATATGGGTGATATTATGGACAGACGTAAATTCTTGTCTTATAGAATTGCAAAAGACTTTCGTGAAAGATTCATAGAACGATTTGCTGAACTAGGTGTAGAACTTCATGTTATGGTGGGAAACCACGATACTTACTTTAAAAATACAAATGAAGTAAATGCTGTTACAGAGTTATTAGGTAACAGATATGAAAACATTCACATATATCCAGAGACAAAAGAAGTAACATTTGATAACTTAAATGTATTATTTGTGCCGTGGATTAATGCATCTAATCATGCAAGTACAATGAAGGCCTTAGAAACTTCAAGAGCAGAAATATGTATGGGTCATCTTGAGATTGCTGGTTTTGA